GCCCCGACCGTATGCCGCTTCCATCGCTACAATGATGGAAGGAACGCCGGGCGTGATCATCCAAGCGCGCTGCGGAGAATCCCAAAACGGCTGCCCCTCCACTAGCCACCCATCGCCGAGAAGCTCGGGAGATGCGCTCGCATTCGTGCAGATGACTGGAGTTCCGCAGGCCTGCGCCTCGATCTGAGGAACGCCGAAGCCCTCGCCCATGGAAGGAATCAGCAGCGTATCCATGGCAGTATAGATCGCAGCTAGGAGATCATTACCAATACCTGAGCGATAAACGTACTGATCAACGAACACGATTTGATGATCAGGAATCCCGCACGCGGCAGCAAGCTCGCGCAGGTTGATTCCTCCCATCCCTCCGCGATCCTCCGTATGGATGTAGAGCACTGCATCTTCATGATGCTTAGCGAACATAGAGAAGGCTAGGAAGGTTTCAGGAAAGGCCTTGCGAGGAGGGTAAGCGCCTTTGTTTGCGCTGACCATTCCGAATACGAAACGATCTTCAGGAATACCCATGAACTCGCGCCCGGTCAGATCCTTACCGCCTGCGTTGATAGATTCTGTAGGCTTGAAGATCTTTTCAATAGCGTGCGGAACATAGAGACAATCAATGTCAGCGTTATTCAGCATTGCTTCCCCGAAGCGGCTCATCGCTATAGGAGTCACGTTCGGACGCCGGCACCAGGCCGCAACATCTGGAGGAACCGGCGAATGATCTATAGGAACCCATGAAGCGATTTGTTCCACATCGTCCCACTGAGAACCCTTGAAGATGTAGACATCGTAGAGAGTGATGAGCAAGGGATCTAGCGTTGAGTGCTCATGCCGCCATGCGTGATAGTTGGCAGGCACTACATCGTTTGAATGCATCTCGAATCCGCGCGGATACTGACGTACTCCATGCCAGTCCAGCGTTGTTCCCTCTAGGCCGTAATTAGAGGAGACGGCTACCTGATGCCCTGCCGCTTGAAGTCTCGTGATGGCCTGCGCTGTCTGCGCACCGTATCCGGTTCTAGCCCAAGGGCTGTTTGAATTCCAGAGGATCGCCCTGGATTCACTTCGCTTCTTCAGCGGCTTGCTTGGCTTGCGTTTGTTGGACATCGCAGAATCCTTTCGCAGGTTGACCTAATCGGGGCTCCGCACCCTGCGATAAATACGGAGCCCCGATTAGGGGTAGAGAGGGTATTACTAGGAAGCGCCGCCGATGAAGTACTTAACGTGCGACGTCTGCGGCAGATCCCCATCAACGCGGAACGTACAGCGGAACGTTACGAGATCAGCGCTGAAAGCGAAGTCATCCGAGCGATCCAGGCGAATGCCGCCAACAGTACGAACGTAGTAGCTCGGGAAGTGACCGGCAATGACAGACTTCGCGCTAGTAGCAGCCGCAGCCATTGCAGGATTCTCAATCAGAGGAACGCCGAGAACACGATCCGGCGTAGCCTCGCTCATCGACGGCTGGAAGACAAAACTTCCATTACCATCCTGAAGGGTACGCATTGCAGCAATGCTGGAACCCTTCGCCATGAAGCCCGTTCCCGGGAGCGCACGAGCGGCGGGATCAAGCGAGTAGTAGAGGCTTACCAGATTCGCATAAGTGAACGCGCCTGCCACGCCGGTTCCACCAGTGACGCCAGAACCCGCAGCGGTAACAATACCGTTCGGCTCTGTCGTGTCGGTCCCGGTCGTGAGCGCGGTATTAACCGCGAACCCGAGAGCGTTACCGCAGTTCATAGCGAGAAGATCAAGGACATTAATACCTGAATCGTTGAGCAGCTCGGAACTCACCTGCGTAAGAAAGCCGTACTTGAAGGCGTTCAGTGTGATAAATGCTGAGAAGGCCGGATCAGATTCCCCGAGCGTTGCAGCCTCAGAATTCACAGTCCCGGTGGAATATGTTGCCAGCCGTGGAATTTGTAAATTTTCTCCCCCTGATGTGTTGAGAGTAGTTCCAACGCTAAGCATCGGACCAACAGCGCGAGCGAGCATGATTACCTGATCGTAAAAACTAGTCGGCACCGGGGCGCCCGTCGAAGAACGGCTGATATCGCGATTTTCTCTCGCACCGAACTCAGCGGAACGGATCTCGCCACGCGCAAGGCTGCGGATCGTCTCGACATCGTTGATCGACCGAGCCTCAGGAGCATTGACCGGGCGAATCTCATTCTCGTGCCCGGCCTGCGCTGCCCGAACCTCAGACTCGTGCGCAGCCATTGACTTAATCTCATCAATCATCTTCGTGCGCCGAGAGAACTCCTCATTCGCACGATCAAACGAAATCCGCTCATCAACGGTCATCGCGCGATCTTCGCTCGCGCAAGTGTCCACGATTGCCTTCGCTACTTCAAGATCCTTTGCGCGCGCTTCGTACTGCGCCTTCAGAACGTCCATTACGTTATGCCTTTCGATAGATGTTTGCCGCAGGTATTAGAAAGGAAGCGGCTCCGCATCCATCGTTAACGGCACCGTTAACGGTTTATAGGGATAATGCTATATCAAACTTGCATCTCCATAAGTGCAAGCAATTGCTTAGCAACGATCAGAGAATTATCAGGCTTGGATTCCTTCGGCGCGAGCTGATCGACTATCCCGCGAATGAGATCAGCCTGAGCAGAATCTAGTTCAGCGCCGCTCTCTAATTGTGTGAGCGCATCGGCTAGAACCTGCTCATCTATGGCAGTACGCGCAGCAAGTTTCCTAATGGTTGCTGAAGTAGCAGCGTAGGCAGGCTGCCCAGTGACTACAGAGACTTCATGGAGACGAACCTCAGTGAGCGTACGGCGCATTCCATCTTCGCTCCACATATCTCCACCGCGCGGGACAGAGAAGCCGAACGACATTGAATCTACGATGCGCTGCTCTAGAAGGATGCTCATATTCCTTCCATCAGTCGTCATCGGTAGATCAGCCTCCGCTAGAAGACCTTTGGAATCTTCCTGTAGTCGCAACGTTCCTGATCGGGTAGAAGCGAGGAGCGCAGAATCATTGTGATTAACGTACATCCGAATATTGTTACGGCTCTTCAGTGTTCGAGCGAAAGCGCCAGGCCTGATCTGTTCAATGAACGGGAGCGGCTCAGAGTCACTATCGAAGACAGCGGCATAACCTTTGAAAGTCATTTTGTCGCCTACTGCTCTGATCTCCATGTCTTCCACAAAATGCGCGCGAGTCTCCACTACTGTTTTCGCCTTTCTCGTAACGGGTGGCAGATCAGAAACAGTGACAGCCTTAATACCTAGCGCCCGATACATGCGGCGCATGGAAGGATTATTGTCTATTGCAAGTACTACGTCGTACTCCTCTAGGAGTCTCTGAGCCATCGCCCGCTTAAAATTCAGCGTGTCAGCAGTAGAGCCGGGATTCATCAGCAAGTCTTCGTATTCGACTCCAGCAGCCGCTAGGGCTTGCTCCGTTGCTGCTCGGTCTGATTCGTTCCGGCCCGTAATGATGTAGATGTCTTCCTCTGACTCTTGCAGGAATTCCACCGTAGAAGCGATGGGTTGAGATCCATTAAGAATCGTGCCATCAATATCAGCGATGATGACAGGCTCTCCACCGGCTACGCGCGTCATCTTTCTATCTCCCTGAATGATTGCAGCCTGCCGAGCGAACCAAGCGCGCGCCGGATCAGGATTCAGCGGATCAATGCCCCAGAGGTAATGCGCCACTGCACCGGGGCCGGGAAAGCCATCATCATCCGCATCATTGTTCTGCGCTGCATCAAGATCGACCGCGTGCCTGGCTGCCCAAGCATTCGCCCGAATCACCTTGTCATCAGTGATAGACCCTGAAGCTATCAGCCGCGCTTCTCTAATTGTCCCATCAGTGATGCCATCGCCTGCCTTCCCATCAGCGAAGTATTCCAGACCCTTAGAGGCTGCATCCTTCACATATCCGGGGATCTCGCCGGTAATGCGGAGTTCGCCTCCTGGCTCCATATCCTCCGCTAGCGAGAGTGCAACCATCTGCGCTACCGCATCATCCTTCGATTCGTGGCAGGCCATGACTTCGCCATCAGCCTTAACCGTTGCCCATGATGGGCAGTCGGGAGATTCGTCCGTAATAAAGTAGGGCATTACTCATCTGCCTTCTGCCGAAGGATGCCGAGCTTTAAGCCTGAAGGATCGCTGAATGCGTAGAGCGCTTCCCCGCGATTCAGGTTTAGCTGAATGGTTTCGCCTACGTCGATGTGAACGCCATTCGCTAGCGTTACATCCTTATTGCCGATGTAGATCAGCTTCGTTGTTCCAGTAGCCTGATTGTGAAGGAAGACGCGCTGAGGATTGCGATC